CTTACTCTAAAAAGGAATGATGAATAAATTTGAATAATATTTTTACAATGATTATCGCATGGAGTGTTTGCAAGTCTTTGATTGAACTCGTTGTCTAATTCTAAATTATATCTGTTAAGATATTGCCCTACCATATAATCAAAGCCACCATTATACGATCTTATGTAATATTCCCAATTATTAATTGTTTCTGAATAATCTTTGTGAGTTTCTATTGCTTGATCTTTAGTGTATGCCATACTACTTTATTGCCCATCTTGTTGGTCGAGAAAATACTGCCTGAGTTGTAAGTGGTTTTAAATAATCTATCATATAACCGATTGCGTCGTTCATGTGGTCAAAACCTTCTTCTTTGTCAGGTATGTTTGTATTCTCCTTATAAATTTGTCGTTGCAATCCTTTTACAATAGTTTTGCACGATTGTGAAACAAAAATATGCCTATTGCCATTAGAATCTTTAAGTTTGCTATTCACAGCATTTATTCGATCTCGAACAGCTGGGTGTTTAATTTTACATTTAACTTTAAATCCAGCATTTTGTAAAATAGATAAGTCAGTTCTACCACCAGCAGATGTTTTTCTTTGCCTTGAAGCTGGGTCTGGGTAAATAAAAATAGGTATTTTAGTTCCATATCTGTTTCTAATTTCTTCTACCATTTCATCAGTATTACTTGAATAAATTATAACCTCATCTAAAAAAAATATTTTGTCTTTTTCTATTTGACCAACACAAGCACTCATTGGGTCCACATTAAAGTCCATGCCTATATGCAAAGGTTTAGTCCAATCTATCTCTTTTTTTACTACACTTTCAACAGGGTGAAAGTTATAATAAACACTACCAGCATAGTTTTCAAACGTACCCTCAAACTCTTGTCTAAAGGTTCTAATATCAATATCTTGTTTAGCTTGTTCTATTTCTGCTTCTGATACCATTCCACCTTGTAAAGTAGTAAATTGAAAACTATCCCATTCTTTGTCACCATCTTGTCCTTTGAGATACATTCTATAGGACCAATTACCATAACCTTTAGGAGAACCACACATAAGCACATCACCCTCTGTATCAGATACAGATGCTCTCAAAACCTCTGTCCATGCCTTTTCTTCAATGTCTGCAAATTCATCTAATATAAGAAAGTCTAATCCTACTCCACGCAAACTGTCATAGTTATCACAACCTTTTAAGGATATTTTACTACCTGTTTTTTTTATTGTTATGGTCATATTTGATTCATTTATGTTCTCTATCCAATTAAATTTAGAAAGCATATCTTTTAAATTAGACCATACTATTTCTTTCGCCATTTTAAATGTAGGTGCTACATACCAGATTTTTTTATTTATTTGAGTAGCATATTTCATCATCTCAGTAATACATAAATAGGTTTTACCAAATCTACGACCTGATACTAAAACTCTAAATCTTTTATTGCTTGATGAAACTTTATGTTGGGGTTTCGTTAAGGTTATATTCATTACAAAAATAAGATATATATAATTTGTCTTTCTCAAATTTTTCTTTGTATTCGTTTGTTACTCTTATTGATACCATAGCACCATTTTTTGTGCAATCTGTCCATGTGTTAAAATGAATAGGATGTACTGCTGGAGTATTGCAAAATCCTGTAATTGCAGAGCAGATTGTATATGCTAAAACAAATTTCATTATTTTAGTATAAGTTTTTTTATTGATTTAGAGCCATCTATATTTAATTCAAGTTCAGCTTCTGCTTTTATACATTGATATTTTACATTACTATTAGGTTTTAAATTTCTTTTTGCAATACGAGAACCTTTTAAACATTCTGATATAGATGTTTGAATTCTTGCTTCTTTAATTTCTCCATTGATAATCATTAGTAAAGCTACAACAGTTTCTATCATTAGTGAGTTCCATTTCTTAATTTATCTATAACTTTGTTTATACCATCTACTTGTTCTTTTAAATGGTCAATATTTACTTTGTTATATCTTGATGCTTCTATCTCTTTTTCAATAGATTCAATCTGCGTTGCTAAATGTTCTATAAGCATATACATTTCTAAATTCTTTGGTTCTTGTTCAGCTTTTTTTAAAAGATCAGCTTGAAACAAAGTGTCTGCTGTTTCTAATGCACTTATTCTTCCTGTAAGATTTGCCCAACCCATAACTGCACCACTAACAACAATAATTATTCCAATTAAATTAGCGAGAGGAAGCTGTAATTTAGATTCAGAACTTACTTTTATTGTATCTTCTTCTTTTTTCATAATGGTTTTACACACAAAGCTAAGAACACAAAACCTAAAATTAATATTCCTGTAAAATAATAGTTCATATTCCCAATCTCCATATTATTCCTTTGGAAAGTTCATTCTGTTATCTACAGCACCATCTTCTAAATCTTCTTTAAAATTTATTGATAAAGTATCATCTTCTACTTGATAAGAAACATGATATGAATTTGAATCTTGTTCAGTTGAAGTAGGCATTTTAATTTTCATATTTTTTTTCTTTTTAGGTTTAACTAACATATTATATAAACCCTCAAAAAAATTATCAATTACCTCACAACATCTTATAATAAATCTATCAATCATATTTTAAATCCCTTTTTCCATGCTTGTATCGACCAATACGCAGGCGACAATGTCTTTTGACCACGAACTTTTTTAAGAACTCCACCCATACGAGCCATAAATGATCTTTTTCTAGCTGGAATATGTTTCTTAATAGACATTTCTTTTGAACCAAAATTAACTTTTTTAATTCTGCCAGATGATTTATCTTTTACAAAAACTTTAAATTTCTTAACATCACCACGCATAGGTTTATTGAGCTTTACAGATCTATTTTTATATTTAGCCATGTAGCATAAATATCATATAAGGTTTAAAATTTATAGTTTTATATTTTATTTACCCTGTCCACGATATTTACCTTTACCTTGTTGTCTGCGTTTATGTTTGTTAAGTGTAGAAGTTATAGGTCGTCTGCCAATAGATGTTCCTTTTTCTGTTTTAGTGTACTCTATAACAGCACCAAATACGTTACCCTTTTTTTTTGCCATCGTCTATTTCATCTGGTTTAGCATTTATAATTAATGGTAATGGTTCATTATAGGTAGTTTGTTCTATTTTATCTCTTTGGTCTAAATGTTGTTTTCCTAACCATATTTGCATAACTACATTTCCGCTTAACGCTTTTTCAAATTGTGCTCTTCTCAAACTTATTCTGCCCATCTCTCGTCCCTTTTTAATGAGGTGGACATAATTACGTTGTAATGTCTTTGTTGAAACACCTAAAAACTCTGCAATCTCATCATAAGTGCAGTGTAATTGGGCTAATTTCTTGATTGCTTCTTGATCTACTGTTTTATGTGGTCTTGCCATTATGTACCTTTTTTAATTTAAGTCCGTAATTGTTAATTTCATCTTTTATTTTTACATTATCTTTAAGTATTAGTCTATTTTCTCTTTTAAATTTATTGTAATTTACATGATGATGCCATCTACCATATCTCCATGTTAATTTAGAAACATCTGGGTGTAATTGAACTTGCATTTTTGATTTTGGTATTGTTCCCTCTTTTGCATAAAAGGCATCTGTATTACCACCTTTTAACACTTGTGTGTTAGTTTTTTCTTGTAAAAAAACATTAAACTGAACAGTACACCAACCAGCTTTTAACATTTGAAGCGATAAATCTGTATCTTCGTTATATCTACCTCGCCATCTAAAAGGAACATCATTTCGTATTAAATTACAACTGTATATTCTAGTATTAACTGTAAATGGACCATATTTATAACCCCATTTATCTATTACAAAAAAACTATAATTCGGACCTGCCATTGCAATATTTTTATATCTTAAAACAAAATCTTCCATTACTTTAAAAGGTGTACCATCATAGCATTTAATTCTTTTGTTTTTATTCCATCTTCTAAATAATTTTATATTATCGTCCATAACCCAATGCCATTTGTGGCCATTTTTTATTGAATGTTCCCAAATAAAATTTCTTGCCGCCCCTGGACCTTTAGATTTAGAATTACCTAAATTATCGCATGTATCGTATTGATCTTGGTATTTTTTATCTAAAATTAAAATTTTTTTTTTGTCAATTACTTTTGCATAATCGTCATATTCTTGTTCTTCTACAACAATAGTATAAAAAACTCCCATTTCTTCTAATGCTTTGGCAGTTAATCTTGAATCTGCTCTACCTTTAGATGGAATATATAAGGGAAATTGTGGTTTATTCTTCGACATACCCTTTGTCTTTTAATATGTTTTTTTCTATTTGTGGGTACCAAACATATTTTGTCTTATCAGTAAAATCTTGTTTTATTAATTTAAAAAAATTTTCTAAGTCTTTTTTTGTTTTAAAATGCACATGTATTGATTTATGAGGTGCTTCGTTATTGTGTTCAAATTCTGGCATGTCTTTCCAATGTTCATCAGTTTTTAACCATTCAGAATCGTCTCCTATATATTTTGTTATATTTTCTATTTCATTTTCAGAAAAACCTAACTCTTCTAAGTTGTATTCATCTTTAATTAAATCTTTAAATTCTGTATTTAATAAATCATAGTCCCAATCAGAATGTTCATTTAATTTGTTATCTGCTATTCTATATGCTTTTGCTTTTGATTTAGATAAATCTGCAATCACAACAGGAACTTTTTTTAATTTTAAAATTTTGGCGGCTTCATATCTTGTATGACCTACAACAATTATATATTCTTTATCTACAACAATAGGTTGTTGAAAGCCAAATTTTTTAATAGATACTGCAATTTTACTAGAATTAAGATTTTTTCTTGGATTATAGATATATGGTTTTATTTCATCAATATTCATTTGTATTATTTGCATTATTTATCCTTTTAAAAGTTTTGTTAAATTATGCCAAAGATTTGGGTTTTGACGAAAAATTTTCTCATATCCATCACCTACAGCTTGTGCAATAGGTTCTTCTCCTCTATCATTAACATTGATTCCAGCATAATGTATTATAATATGAAATAACTCGTGCATTATTGTATTAAATAGTCTTAGACCTTTTATTCTTTTGTCAATTACAAGTAATTCCTTTTCTGTTTCAAAATAACCATATAAATTTTTTAAGATTTCAAATTTAACTTGTATTTTTTTTCTGCCATATTTAATGCTTTGTATATTCATCTTGGTTCAATGTAGCTCTAAGATATTCTAATTGCATTTTAAGTTGTCTATTTTCAATACTTAATGCAATAATTCTTTTTCTGCAATACTTAAATATTCTTAGAATTGATCTCATTGAACACTTTGTATGTGATGTTTTTCATCAAATATATCTATTTTATAATTTTTACCATTTTTTTCAAATAGCTCAAAATTACCATCTGTACCATTATGAGTGTATCCTAAATTAACAAGTCTATCAATTAAATCTGGGATAACATTTATATCATCTTCCATTTCCCATCTTCTTTGAGATAACCAAGTAGAAAAATGAGGCATATATTTTTTATCTTCAATACATTTAATCTGTGCATTATAGATTGAAATAATTTGATCATCAGTTATTTCTTCAACATTAATCTTATTAAATTCTTTAAATGCTTTATATTTAGAACCTCTTTTAATCTTTAAATTCTTCCAAATATTTTCAAATTGATCATTATATATTTTATTAGGTATAGGATTAGGTATAGGTATAGGGGTTAGACTTTTGTTATTAACAGAATCGTAACGAATTTGCATACCTTTTTTGCCAGCTTCTGATTTTCTTTTATATTTATCGGTTAAATATTCATGTTCATGTATTAATCTTTTGTGTGTCCATGTATCTTCTTTTGGATTAACCTTAAAAAATTCTCCCAATACTTCATCTACATTTAATTTGCATTCTTCTGTTTTACATTGACAAATTCTATATGCTGATTCAGTTTTAAATGGTTTTGCATTTTTAGTCCAAGCAAAGCTTAATAGTCTTATATATATTCCTATAGCTTCGTTAGTTAAATGTACTGTTTCAGCAGTAAATGTGTCTGTAAATAGTTGTAATGCATGAAATTTATTCGTTTCCTTTGTCATAAAATATACTTTCCTTTTCTAGTTGTTTTATTTTTTGGTTAGTTTCTTCAAGTAAATCATGCTCTGAACCAAACAAAGCATAAAATTTTTTTTTATTTAAATGTACTGATTCATTTCCCATATTGTGATGTTGTGGGCATAAAGGAATTGTTTCAGTATGTGGTGGTCTAATTGATAAACCTGTATTTTTTCTTATATGATGAATTACAGGCTCAGAAAATAAACCTTTTTTTAAACAAGCAATACAACCGATTTGTTTTAATTTATCAAATCTTTCTTTGTCTTGTTTTTTCATTTCTTCTAGTCTTCTATGTCTGTTTCTATCAATAATCTCAAAGTGTATGTTTGTCAATTCAGCCACTTAATTTACCTTTTATAACTTCAATATGTTTTTCAATAGCTGTTATTTGTTCTTTAATAGAATTTGTGTCTCCATCATAATCAGAAAGTTCAACTAATGTTCCTAATCTTATCATTCTCAATAATCTTTTAAAAGCTCTGCGAACATGCATATCTGACATATCAGAAACCATTATCCATTGGTTTTTAGATTTTGAAAAATAATGTTCTTCAGGTGTTGATTGTTGAGTTTCGTCTGTTTTAGGAATATCTAAAAATTCTTCTCCACTCATAATAAACTCCTTTGATTTGCATTTTCTTCTTTATAAGGCTTCCAATCAAAATCTACAAGTCTATATTCTTTGCCATTAAACTTACTTTTAAATGATTCATCAGTATAGGTTTTTGCAGATTTTAACTTTTCATAAGGAATAAACATATATTCTTTTCCATGTATTATGCCTAAACTTTCTTTTTTTCTAAGTGCTTTTTTATAAATGTAATCTCTAACACTTACTTTACCCAACCAAACTTTATCTACTTGCACTTTGATCATTTATTTGCTCCTCTCTTTTTTGTAATTCTTCTTGTTTTTTTAAAATGTAAAGATTTGTTTCATGTATTCCCTCTATCTGTTCTATAATATTTACTGCTTTTGTTTTTTTTATAAGAGAAATTTCTGCACCATCTAAAATCTGATATGCATCTCCATTTTGAAAACTTTGCAAAGAAATATCAAAGCTATTACAAAATTTAATTAACTTTATTGCTGAAATATTATTATCCATTCTTTCGTATTTTTGAACTTGTTGGTGTGTAATATTTAACTTTTCTGCAATTTGTCTTTGGGTCTTTTTTAAAGCATACCTATGCGCAACAAGCATAGATGCTATCCTTAGTCTTTCATTCATGTATTTTCCTGTGAGTTAGTAGGGTAAGAAATCGGACCTACCCTACAATTAACTAGAAAGGGAGCGTAATGATTACACTCAGTTTCTTTTGTACCCGATTTAAACATTATAAGCAATTAATATAAATTCATTTATAAATTGAAATATAAAAAATTGACTTTTTGTTAAATTTTTGACTTTTTGTTTAAATTATATCAAAAAACCCTTATTTTTATTGGTTTTTTATCTATTTACTCCCATAGTCAATTTGATACCAATTATTCATTAACTAATACGAAAGGTAAAAAAATGATAAGAATAAATATAACTACAGATAATATTAGAAAAACAAAATCATTTTTAGATGTTGAAGAATTAGACTCTTATTTAATAAATGATTGTGGTTTTATGTGGGACTCATTTGGTGTTGCAAATAAAATATGGCATTTAAATGTTGGTTCTAAATTAGATTGTGATGGTTTTAGATTTTCAATTCAATCTAAACAAAGATCAGGCAATATATTAATGAATGGTAAATAAACTAGAAAGGAAAAAACATGTACTACAATATATATACTAAACAATCTTTCTCTGGCAAAAACTTAGAGAAATTAGAAAGCACAAATCTTAAAGGTGGTTTTTGTACTTTTAATCAAGCAAGAAAATTAGGTGCAAAAGTTATTAAAGGTTCTAAAGCAGTTTGTAAACTTTCAAGAATGATTACAGAAGGTAAAGAAAATGAATTTAGATCATACCCTGTATTTCACGAATCACAAATAGAGTTTAGAAAGGAGAGTAAATAATGAATAATAAAGAAAAACAAGATAATAGAGAAATAATGAAATACGAACAACAAGATAATAGAGTATGTATGTTTTACATTACAGAAAGATTAAACGATATTCTTGAAATTAAAGATGGTAAAAAAGCTTATAAAGAAATTTATGAATTTTACCAAGAGATGGTTCATAATCTAGGTGTAAATGCTTTACATAATCATTACAATAATGAATAAAAAAAAGAAAGGAAAAAAATAATGGAAATAAGTAAATATAATAAACCTAAAAGCATAAACATTGTAAATAAAGAAACAAAGATAATTAAAGAATTTAAAGATGTAGATGAATTTTCTGATTATCTTTTAAGTCTTAAGCCAGAACTATTTGATAATACTTTTGATTTATATGATGAAAGTATTTATGGATTATCAACTAGAATTTGGTTCTCAAAAGGACAACCAATAACTTCTGAATTGTTTACAGATAAAATATTTTCAATTAATCAAAATAAATAATGATAATTTTAGGCATACCAATACATAGAAAATATCATAAAGTTGTTTTGAAAATAGCTTTGTTTATAATTTTAATATTAATAATAGGAGTAATAATAATATGAGTTTAAAAAAAGAGTTAGATCATTCATTTAAAAAAGTAAGATTGGTTGAAAGATTAGTTGCTTACCATGAAATGAAAGCAGATTTAGATAAACTAATTGAACAAGTTGGTTTAGAATTAATAAAACTAGATAAAGAAAATGCAGAAAAGGGAGATCACAATGTCAGTAAAGGAACAAAGGCTTAAATTAATAAACGAGGTATCTTTAAAAAAAGGTTACACATTTGGAGATATGAACCCATTTTTCGTAGAGGTTAACGAATTAATGGATAAGATAGAAGCTAAAACAATGAAAGAGTACATAAAGAAGTTAAAGATAGAAAGGAAAAAATATGAACAAACAATTAAAAACAGATTATATGGTTAAGGGAATGGTACAAGATTTTAAAAAAAAACCTAATGCCAAACTTTTAAATCAAATAATAGGTCTTAAATTTAAAAACGTAAGACTTAATAAAGATATTACTGCTGAGGCAGTAGTAGAAGATAATCCAATATATTTTAATTCAATTTATGAGTTATATAAATTTGAAAAAGGTATAAAAACTGATGTTTCTAAATTATTTTGTCTATCAAATTATTATAGATATGATATTACTCAATTAATAGAACGATTAAACTAGAAAAGGAAAAACATGTATATAAAACATAAATTACAAAATGGTCTTGAATTAGATTTTGATGATCAAAATCATATCTATTATTTTAACGGAGAAAAAGTAGAAAGTGTAACAGGAATATGTGGCAAAGGTATTCCTAAACCTCAATTGGTAAATTGGTTAGTTTCTACTCCAATTCGTGAGATAAAAGATTCAATTAATAATATTTTAGATGATCAAAGACCTTTAGATAGAATATCGCTAGAAAGGATAATACATCATGCTACAAATAAAACTGAAAAGATAAAAGAAGATGCTGGATTAGTTGGAAGTGTAGTTCATGGATTAATTGAAGATTATCTTTTAAATAAAAAAATTCCAAATCAATCTGATAAGGCAGTTGTTAATTGCT